ATCGAAGACAAAAAATTTTCGATAATAATAATAGATTCCATAGATAGTAAGTACTTTGATGGACCTTATTTCAAATATCTTATGGAAAATATTAAAGAGTTGTATACCGCCTATGGCGCAATTCCTGATTATACGACACTTGAGCAGAAGATAATGAAAGAGAATAGGGATATCTCAAGCAGAGTGCATATAGATACATTACATGCAATCAGAGACCTTGACCTTCCAAACGCTGGGTTTGTTAAGGAAACATCATTAAATTTTTGTAAACAGCAGGTTTTGAAAAAATCCCTCAAGGAAGTTGAAGAGATTATGAATAATGGTGATTTTGAGGAATACCATAAGATTGAAGAAATTGTTCAAAAAGCATTACTGGTAGGTTCAACAACTGATTCTGTGATAGATATTTTCGAAAATGTTCGAGAATCATTGGAAGATGATAATAGAGTTCCATTCCCAACAGGAATTACGGGAATTGATAATCTTCTTAGAGGTGGTTTAGCTAAAGGCGAACTTGGTCTTTTTCTTGCTGCTTTAGGTGTTGGAAAAACCAGCTGGCTTACTAAAGTTGCTAATACTGCATACAATGTTGGAGGAAATGTTTTACATATATTCTTTGAAGATAACGAAAGAGACATACGAAGAAAACATTACACATGTTGGACAAAATATTCCGATACTGAACAAAAAGAGCATAAAGAAGAAGTTATTCAAATTGTGAATGAAAAAAGAACAACCAAAAATTTTCTTAGACTTGTAAAATTAGCCCCATTTGGAGTTTCGGTCAGTGATATTAGATCAATAGTCAGAAAGTTAGCGTCTGAAGGTCAACATATTGATATGTTAGTTATTGACTATGTTGATTGTATTTCGAGTGAAAGGGCTATTGATGGTGAAGAATGGAAAGGTGAGGGAACAATAATGAGAAGTCTGGAAGCGATGAAAGATGAATTCAACATCGTTATATGGACGGCAACCCAGGGTGGACGCCAAAGTATCGGTTCTGAAGTGGTTACAACCGACCAGATAGGGGGATCTATTAAGAAAGCTCAAATTGGTCATGTTGTAATATCAGCAGGAAAAACCCTTGAGCAAAAAGAACACAACCTCGCAACCATTACATTACTTAAATCCCGTATTGGCCAAGATGGTGTGGTATTCACAAATTGTAAATTTAATAACGAATATCTTGATATCGACACAGATACACAGAATACTCTCCTTGGCCACGAAGAACAAGTAGCTGAGAGAAAGAGAGAAAGAGCATCTACTGTTTATAAAGCGGCGATAGAAAAAGATGAGCGTAAACTTGAAGCACAGGTAGAAAAAATATTAGAATCAAAAATAATCAGAATTAATCAAGAACATGAAAGTGGACAAACATTAAATATGGTTAATGAAATTGGAGCAATTGAACTTGTAGACGATGTTAGTGAGGAATCCACCGTACAAGATACCGTACAAGATACCGTACAAGATGAAATATCAAAAGAAGAAAAAAATAACCTCAGGCTTAAAGAAGTAAGAATGGAATTAGCTAAACAGAGGAAACAGAAGGTTGAAGAAATGGAGATGAATTCTGGATAGAAGAACATAGAAGAAACTCACAATAAATAATAAATTAAATATATAATTTTATGGACATATCACAAAGAATACTATCCGATCTAACGGTTTATATGAAATATGCAAAATATATTCCTGCTCTAAATAGAAGAGAAACTTGGGACGAAATAGTCACAAGGAATATCAATATGCATATAAAAAAATACCCCAAATTAAAGGAGGAGATCATCGAAAACTATAAGATGGTATATGATAAGAAAGTGTTACCCTCTATGAGGTCACTACAATTCGGAGGTAAACCTATTGAAATTAGCCCAAACAGAATTTATAATTGCGCATATCAACCAATGGATCATATTGATGCATTTTCTGAAACAATGTTTCTCCTTCTTGGAGGAACAGGAGTTGGATATTCGGTACAAAAACATCATGTTGAAAAATTACCTGAAATCCGGAAACCAAATCCAACAAGAACTCGAAGATATTTGGTTGGTGATAATATTGAAGGATGGGCTGATTGTATAAAAGTTTTAATGAAATCATACTTTGGGTTATCTTTATCCGTTCCTGTTTTCGATTATTCCGATATTAGATCAAAAGGATCACAATTAGTTACTTCAGGTGGGAAAGCTCCAGGACCACAACCATTAAAGGACTGTGTTCATAATATAAGTAAGATACTTGAATTGAAACAAGATGGTGAAAAACTTGAAACTATTGAAGTTCATGATATTATTTGTTTCATCGCTGACGCGGTTCTTGCGGGTGGAATAAGAAGGGCAGCCCTGATATCTCTATTTAGTGCTGACGACACTGAAATGATATCATGTAAGAATGGTTTATGGTGGGAATCTAATCCTCAAAGAGGAAGGGCAAATAATTCTGCGATTCTTCTGAGACATCGGATAACGAAAGAGTTTTTTATGGATTTATGGAAAAGAGTCGAAGCTTCAGGATCGGGCGAGCCGGGAATTTATTTATCCAACGATAAAGAGTACGGAACAAATCCATGTTGTGAAATTTCATTGAGATCAAATCAATTTTGTGTGTCAGGTGAAACTAATCTAATTACAAAAGATGGTCTGCATAAAATTTCAGATGTTGTTGATTCTGATATTGAAATATGGAATGGAGAAAAATGGTCAGAAGTGAGACCATATCAAACTGGTTTCCAAGATAGGTTACATCGTGTGTGGTTTTCTGATGGGTCGTTTTTAGATGTTACAGACAATCATAAGTTTTTAATAAAAAATAGATTTGAAAAAGAATTTAAAGAAGTTGAAACAATTGATTTAATTAATTTATTAGAAACGTCAAAATATCAATTGCAAATACCTAAAAGTAATATAGTTTATAATGGAGGTAGTGATAATAAAAATGCGTATGAATATGGTTTCATTTTAGGTGACGGATTTGTATACGGTAAAAACCATCAATATGTTGATGCAAATTTATATAATGAAGATAAAAAACTAAAATTCACATCATATAAAGTTATTGGCGAATATTTTAACTATAATAATAAACCATATACAACAATAAGATTTGATGTTGATAATAATTTTTCATATAAGTTAAAATATGATATGGGGTTACCGAGCGAGATTTTCAATTGGTCGAAGAAAAGTATTTTAGAATTTATTGCTGGATGGGCGGACGCTGATGGATCACAAGCCTCCAATGGTATTAGAATATATGGGTCTGAAGATAAAATTAGAGATGGACAATTATTACTTACTAAAATAGGATTAAGTAGTTCTGTGAATTTATTACAAAAAAAAGGAACAAAAACCAATTTGGGTATTAGAAAAAAAGATTTATGGTATTTACAAATTACTGTGAATTACGAAATTCCCACTCAAAGATTAATATCAAATAATAAAAAACAACATAACGGAAAAGGCAAAAATCAAATTATCAAAAAAATTAATACACTAGAAGGGGTTCATAATTCATATTGTTTAACTGAAAACGAAAAACATCAATGTGTATTCAATAATGTCTTAACAAAACAATGTAATTTGTGTGAAGTGAATGTTTCAGATATAGAATCTCAAGAAGATTTGAATCAAAGAGTTCGAGCTGCTGCTTTTATTGGAACATTACAGGCAGGATATACCGACTTTCATTATCTAAGAGACATATGGAAGAGGACAACAGAAAAAGAAGCATTAATTGGGGTATCATTAACAGGTATTGGGTCAGGTAGAATATTAAATTTTGATATGAAAGCCGCAGCTAAAATTGTCAAGGAAGAAAACATTCGAGTAGCGGATTTAATTGGAATAAATAAATCTGCAAGAACAACAACTATTAAACCAAGCGGAACGGCATCTTTAGTTTTAGGAACTTCAAGTGGCGTCCATGCGTGGCACAGTTCATATTATCTCCGTAGGATTCGTGTAGGTAAGAATGAGCCAATATACACTTATTTAAGTATGTATCACACAGAATTACTGGAAGATGATTTCTTCAGACCACATGATACTGCGATCATTTCTGTGCCTCAAAAAGCTCCCGAAGGATCTATATTGAGAACAGAATCTCCACTCCAATTACTAGAAAGAATTAAATTCATATCGCAAAACTGGATTAAACCAGGGCATAGAAGTGGGTCAAATACTCACAATGTTTCTGCGACTATTAGTTTAAGAGAAAACGAATGGGACGCCGTGGGAGAATGGATGTGGGCATCAAGGGAATATTATAATGGTCTTTCAGTATTACCTTATGATAGTGGGTCATATAAACAACCTCCATTCACCGATTGTACCAAGGAAGAATATGAGAGATTAA